GGAAGGTGAAGACTTAGAACTTATGAGAAGAGTATTAGCAACCAATATAGTTGAGAATGATGACGCTGTAGCAACTTTTGCATTATACAATAGAATATACACACCAAGACCACCAGTTAAAAGATGCCTATGTCCAGGTTTATTCCGTCAAATAATCGAAAGGTTAATGTTATTAATGCCAGATGAAGACCAAAGAAAACTATAATGGAAAATAATTACGTATATAGACACAGAAGAAATGATACCAATGAAGTTTTTTATATTGGTATAGGTAAAAATAGTAGATATTGTTCCAAGAAAGATAGAAATCAACATTGGTTTAATGTAGTTAATAAAGTAGGTTTTACCCCAGAAATTATAGCTAGTGGTTTAACAAGAGAAGATGCTGCCGAATTAGAAATATTATTAATACAAGAATATGGTAGAAAAGATAAAGGTCTTGGTAATTTAGTTAATATGACAGATGGTGGTGATTATGGATTTAAAAGAAGTGAAGAAACTATCCAACGATTAAGAGAAAGTAAACTAGGTGAAAAGAATCCAAATTATAAAAAACCATTAACTGATGAAGCTAAAGCACATCTATCAAAAATAAACTCTGGAAGTGGAAATGGATTTTTTGGTAGAAAACATTCTGAAGAAACAAAAGAGAAAATTAGACAAAGTAGATTAAATAAAAAGAAACTATAACAAGAACAACCCACAACGGGTTGTTTTTGGTTATGGTAAACATTTCAACAAAAAACGATTAATTAATAAAAGAAAACACAATGGCAAAAGAAAATACATTAACAGCAAAACAAAAAAGATTCATTGAAGAATACTTAATTGATTTGAATGGAACACAAGCTGCAATACGTGCTGGTTATTCAAAAAAGACTGCACAAGAAATATCTAGTGAGAACTTATCAAAACCTATTATCAAGGCTGAGATTGAAAGATTACAAGCTGAGACATCGATTACCCTTCAAGTAACAAAAGAATCGCTTATAAATGATTTAATCGCAATTAAAGATTTATGTTTAACAGATACAAGAGCTATACATAATTCAATCAAAGCTATTGATACTATCAATAAAATGCTAGGGTTTAATGAACCTATTAAACAAGACATAACTTCTGGTGGTGAAAAAATAAGTATAAACTTTTTAGACTAATGCAAATAGAAATAACTAAACCTAATCTTACCGAATACCAAAAAGAATTTCTGTACAATAAAGCTAGGTTTACGATTACAGAAGCATCTACCAAATGTGGGAAAACATTCTCTCATATATGGTGGATTTTTGAACAGGCTCATCTCTCAACCAATAAAGCTAATATGAATTTTTGGTGGGTATCACCATCTTATTCTCAATCAAAGATTGCTTTCAATCGAATGAGAGTAAAGGTTGCTAAGACTGGCCTATATAAAATCAATGAATCCAACTTAATAATTACAACACCATTAGATACTCATATTCATTTTAAATCAGCTGAGAAACCAGATATGCTTTATGGTGAAGATGTTTATGCTTGCGTATTAGATGAAGCTCCACGTTGTAGATATGAATCGTTTGTAGCACTTCGTTCAACTCTAACAGCGACTCGTGGTCCAATGAAACTTATTGGTAACTTTGGTGGTACATCAAATTGGATGCACGTATTAAAAGAGAAAGCAGCAACTGACCCAGAATATGCTTACTATAAGATAACAGCTTGGGATGCAGTAAGAGCTGGAATCCTTGATGAAGAAGAAGTTCTTCAAGCTCAAAAAGATTTACCAACCAAGATATTCAAATCACTTTACCTTGCAGAAGAAAGTGAAACGCAAGATATGCTTTGTACATTTGATGCAATCCAATCAATGTGGACCAACACTCACGCTGTTACTGGAACGAAGTATATAACAGCCGATATAGCATTGCACGGGTCAGATAAATTCATCGTGCTTATATGGGATGGTTGGAAGATAATTGATTATAGAGTTATTCCAAAGTGTGATGCAACGGAAGTAACTGAACTACTTAAAGAATTAGCAGAGAAGTATAGTGTAATGAGACATAACATAGTTTATGATGCCGATGGACTTGGTTCATTCTTGAAAGGATATCTATCAGGAGCGAAGCCATTTCATAATGGTGGTTCAACTGTAAAGAATAAACTAATGAAGAACTTAAAAACTGAATGTGCTTATGCATTAGCTGAAGCTATTAATAAAGGAGAGATAATGATTGCTTGTGATTTAGATAAGAGCCAAATAATAAAAGAATTAGAATGTCTTCAAAGTTATAACGTTGATGCTGATGGAAAGATTCAAATACTTCCAAAAGCTAAGATAAAAGAAATCATTGGAAATAGCCCTGACTGGTTGGATGCATTGATAATGAGAATGTATTTCAATTTGAATCCAGTCATAACCAAATTTAAAATCTTTTAACATCCGCTCATGAGCGGATGTTTTTATAAAACACTGATTAGAAAAACTATTTATTAAGTATAAATAAAAAAAACTATGAACAACTTTTATAAAGCTACTGAATTAATAAGACAAAGACTTGCTGATAATCCATTGGTGAACACAGTTATCTTTGCAAGAACCGAAGAAAAAGATTTATATAAAAAACAAATATATCCATTGGCTCATATCGTACCGATTAGTGCACCGTGGACAACATCTCAAGTAAACCAATTCACATTTCAAGTAGGTGTAGTAGAACAAAGAGATATCAACAAACAACAAACCAATTCAAAGTTTGAAGGAAACGATAATGTTATTGATAACCTTAACGTATGTCACGTTGTGTTGAATGATTTATTGACTTGGTTAGAAACTCAGAATAACGAAGATAGAATTGAATTGGTATCTGTGGATTCATTAGACCCACTTCTTTTCACTGATTATAATATAATGGATGGTTGGGTTGCTCAGTTTACTTTAAGCTGTCCTAACGATACAATTTCAACTTGTTAATGAACCAAAAAAATCAAATAACAACAATACAAGGCTTCATAACCAAACAAGTCCAAGATTTAAAAGCTAACACACCAAAGCAATCTGGAGCGTTAGCTAATTCTATTAAAGGTGGGTTCGATAAAGATTCAATATATGTTGAAGCGTTGGATTACTATAAATTCGTTGATGATGGTGTTAAAGGTATTGAAGGTGGAACTGGTAAATACGGCTTTAAAAGCAAAATGCCACCAGCAAGTGCATTCGCAGCATATACAAGCGATTTAAGTCATCAATTTGCTATCGCAAGAAGTGTATACAAAAACGGAATCAAAGCTAAAGATATAACAGATAAATCAATAACAGAAAGTGAGATAGATACATTTGCAACAGATTACACCAACGCAGTATGGGAAGATTTCGCTGAAGAACAAAATAAAAAGAATAAGAAAAAATAAAACAAAATGAGTAGAAAATTAACATTAGATATTAACTTTATAGATACACCTAGAGATGGTGATGTATTCGGATATCAAATAAGTAACAATGGACAGATAGTATCTTTTTCTGGTAACCCTGGTTGGAATAAAACATTCAAAGCTAGTCAAGACTATACAAACGCAAATGGAAATATAACTTCATTGAATACAGATTTAACACCAAACGTATCAGATAATACTAATATTGGTGTTGGTTTTAATGGTGTCGTTAATGTTATTAAGAAACAATCAGACGGTAAATATATTTGTGTTGGTGGTTTTACTTCTTATCAAGGAACTTCATTACCATCGAGAAGAATTTGTAGACTAAATACTGACTTTACTTTAGATACAACATTTACACCACCAGATTTCTCAGTTGATATACCAACATTAGAAATAGATTCTAATGATAAAATTTATATTGGTAGTTCAAATGTAATTTCAGGTAAAGGTAGATTAGTTAGATTAAACGCTAACGGTACTGTAGATGGGGCATATATCGCTGGTATTGGTTTTGATAGACCAGTTTTAGGTATTAAATTGCAACCAGATGGTAAGCTTATCGTAGTTGGTATTTTTACAACATTCAACTCATCACCAGCAAAAGGTATTATTAGATTGGGTATTACTGGTGTTAAAGATGTTTCATTTAATGGTGTTAATCAAGGATTTGTCTTAAACAACTCATTTCCAAAAACAATTGCATTACAATCAAATGGTGATATAGTAGTTG